CAACGCCCGCATTTATATTTGAAAATGAAATTGTTAATGTTCCTGAATTGAACACAGCAAACCCGTTTGATCCAGTAACTATGCAATTATTAAATACCATTGCTCCTACCCCTGAATTTCTTATAGAGGGGCTATTATTTAAATTTCCATAAATAAAACACGATGATGCAGTAATGGTTCCATTTCCAGAACTCAAAATACAATTGCTTGCCGTTTGATTTCCCGCATTTAATGTGCAGTTATTTAAAATTAAATTTCCATTTGGATTTGATAAAAGGTGTCCTGCGGCGTTCGGATTTTGTAAAATACAATCAGCGATATCTATTGTTCCCGTGTTGTTAATGATTGAATTTATTGTATTTATTGTTGGTATGTTTCTAAATGTTAAAGTTCCTGAACCATTATGGGTAATTGCATATTGAGTTGAACCAACCAAAAGGATTGCATTAAAAGAAACATTTGTTGCGCCAGAAACAGTTAAGCATGTAGTGGTTGATGCGCGTAAATCGCACGTCATATTGTAACTGGACGACATTGAAAATCCGCCGCCGCCCGTTGTTGCACCGGCAGCTGTATTTGTAGCAGTTGTGAGCGTGGCGCGAGCGCGAGCTTGGCCGGTTCCCGATCCTACACCGTTGGCTTGGAAAATTGTGCCGACCGCGTTGGAGGCTGCGCCGATGGAGGTGAAGGTCGTCGTGCCTGTGCTGGTGATCTCATACCACTGGCCAGACACGAATGATCCGGCATTGACGATGGGGTTATTTGCTCCACCGATGTTGATGTTTTGGTCGATGGTGACCGTGAACCCATTTGCGTAAACGGTATCGCCGTTGCCGGGTAGGACGCCGCCGTTCCATGTCGAGGTTGCGCTCCAGTTGCCGGAGGCGATTGCGCGTGCTGTTGCCATAGTATTAGAGTCCTTTCGAGGTGATGAATGTTTGGAGAGCGGCGTGAATTGCTGTCACGGTTGCGAGAGTCGGCTCGTCGGCTTGGTCGAGCTTGCCGAGGCGGATGTTGAGAGCGTTCTGCGGGGCGGTTTCCACCATGTCGCCGTCGATTCGGGTTGGAACGAGGTTGCAGACTACAGAGGCGTCTGGCTTTCCTTCTGCATCATAGCTTCCGCTAACGATGAGGTTGAGGCTGTAACGGTCAAACGACTTGCCGTCGATAACGATTGGGTTGGTAGCGTTCATGGTGTTTGGATTTTTTGGGTTAAGAAAAATTGAGATTGGTTTTGTTCGACCACGCGCCGGTGGCGGATTGCTCCGAGAGGACATCTCCGGCGCTGTTGGTGGTGATTCGGTAAATTGTCCAGGCGGTGGAATCCTCGGCGGGGCCGGACGAGGGGTAATCGTCCCACTCAAGGCGTCCGATGTAGAGGTTTGCTCCGTCTACGGCGTGGACGAGGATGGCGGGGATTTCGTTGCGCGGGGGGGTGGTGAGTTGGATGACGCTTCCCGACTGAGGATGGCGTCCAAAAATTTTCCGATCTGCGTAGTTAATGCAGACCTCTCCGAGCGAAAGATCCGCCGTGCCGGGGATGCGACCCGGCACGACGGTTTTTTTAGGCTTAATTGGAACTGGCATGAGTATAGACTCGGAAGAATTTGAAAGGCCGGTCGTCATGAATGGTCACGAGTGGACCGGCCCTGTGGGCCGTTTGCTTAGAACGTGCCGCCGTCGATCTCCACGAGGAGAGGTTCGAGGGCGAGCACTCGGGCGCTTAACGCGTCGTCGGCTGATCCGCGTGCTGTGATTTCGGAAGCCAGACCAGACTCAACCGTGCCGACTCGGCTTGTGAGTGCGGTCGCTGCGCTCTCGGCTGATGTGACTCGGCTCGTAAGCGAGGTCGCTGCACCTTCGATGGTGGTGGCGCGGGATTGGAGAGCGGTGATGCTTCCCTCTGCGCTGCTCACACGGGTCGTGAGCGCGGTCGCTGCCGACTTGATGCTGTTCTCTTCGCCAGTGGCGCGGGTGACTTCTGCGTCAACTGAGTTATTGATCGAGAGGACGGCGGCTGCGAGCGCATTGTCGTTCGTGAGGTCCACCGAATTGATCAGAGTGACGATCTCGGCGAAGCTGTCTTTATCGGCTTGTGAAGCGGAAAGGATCGCATCAACGCGATTTTTCTCGCTGTTCACTCGTGTGCTCAAATCCGATTCAGCGGCAAGGGCGCGAGTCTCTTCTGCATTAACATCAGCGATGCGTGCGTCACGCTCTGTGGCGACGAGGTCGTCAGCGTAGCTGCTGGAGGCGTTGCCGCCGATGCCAACGATTTGTGTGGCGTTGCCTTGGGCGTCGGCACCTTTACCGTAGTAAAGGATTCCATCGACTTCGTTGAAGGCGAGTTCGGCTGATTTGAGAACTCCGGGTGCTCCGGCGGAACCGGATTGGCGGCGGCGAATGCGAATTGGGACAGACATGATTTTTTGTGGTGTGGTGGTTGTGGTTGCGGTGTCCGTGGTGGACGGGCGTTATTTTGCCGCTGCGAAAATCCGTGTCTTCTGCGGGGCGTTCCGGGCGTTTTTCACCACGGAGAGCACGGAGGACACGGAGGGGCAGGACACAAAAAAACCCGCCTTGGTGCGCTTCCGTGGAGAGGCGTGGCGGGTGTTGTTTTGCTGGGATTTCTTAGAAGAACCCTGCGTCGATCTCGCTGGTGGAGACCACGCCAGCGACATATTCGACGGTGGTGCGGTTGTCCCATGCGGCACGGGCAGCGACGCCACGGGCGATGAGTTCGCCGCTGGGCGTGAAGATGCTGCGGGTGATGGTCCAGAGATTCAAATCCGTGCCGGTGCCTGCGCTGGCGCGACCGATCCAGTGGGTGAGGTGATCGTCTGAGACATCGGAGAGGAAGGAGATGGAGCCATAGACAAAGGCGGGGCCTCGCTCGCCTGCGGGTCCAGGCTCTCCGCGCTGGCCCTCGGCTTGGAGCGGGATGCCGAAATTCAGGATCGCATTTTCCTGCGTGCCGACATTGGCCACGACAGGCTGCGAGCCTGCGGGCAGGGTGTAGACGGTGCCGACTGCGATGGTCGAGGAAAGGCCACGGGGCAGGGTGAAATTCAAGACGGCGTTTTGCGTTGTTCCGACATTGGAAACGCTGGCGGGTTGGTCGCCTGCCACGGTCTGCACGGCACCGATGGCGAGCGTGCCAGCGGGGCCTTGCGCACCGAGGGGGATGCCGAAATTTAGGACGGCGTTTTCTGGGCTTCCTGCATTCGTGATCGTGGGCGCGGAGCCTGTGGGGAGTTGGGTGATCGTGCCGATGGTGAGCGTTCCGGCGGGGCCTTGAGCGCCTGCGCCGATGGGCATCACGATGCCGGGGGAGACGATGACTTGCGGCTTGGGAAAAATGGTGAGGTCTACGGCGGCCATGGTTTTATCTGGAGATGTTGCGGGTGATGAAGGCGATGCCTTCCAGTAATTTCCGGGTAGTGCCTTCTTGGTCGGTGATGAAGATGTCGTAACGGGCGCGGCTCACTGGCAGGGCGCGGGTAACCTCGTCGCTGAGAACGAAACGGATTTTCCCGTTCGTGCGTGGCAGGAGGAAAATGATCTCGAAAGACGCGAGTAAAGGTTTATCCCAATCCTCGCGGAGCTGGCCGACTGCGGTGAAGCCAGCGAGGTTGATTGGCTGGGCGTTCGGCTCGCTGGATTGCCTGATGGTCGTTTCAAAAAAGAACGACTCGCCAGCCGGGATGGTGATGTCGAAATTCTTGCTCATGGCTGGGGGTCGGGCTGTGCCACGGGGGCGGCTGCGCCTGCGGGGACAAGCGGCACGATGTTGCGCTTTTTCATTTCGACCTCTTCGCGCTCGATCTCGCTCCAGACATCTTCGGGGTCGCGGTTCGATGTCTCGCGGATGATCTCGCTGCGGGATTTGAGCTTTTGCGAGATGGCTTTTTCGTTCGCTGCCATTTCTGCGCTTGGGTCGATCCATGCCCAGCGGCGTCCGGTGAAGGCGACTTGCTTGTATTTTTCGAGGCGGTCGAATTTGAGTGGCTTGCCAGCGATGAGGATTTTGTTGGCGAGGAGTGAACGCTCCAGCCATGCCTCGTATATGGGCATGACGAAGCCGGAGATGAGCCATTCTTGCAGGCCCTTCCACACTTCGCGCTCGTCGAGTGCGCCTTGGCGGATCGAAGAGAAATTGACGCTCGTGAGGTCGCTGGCGAGGTTGTTGTAGCTCACGCCGAGGCCGGAGGAAATCGAGCGAAGCATGGCTTTGCAAAAGGGGTCAAATGCCTGATCGGGAAATTGCGGGGTGTATGGGATGAACTCGCGGTTGCCGATGTCCTCGAACTTGCCGGGTTCGGCGTCCATTTCGAGGATGTCGTCGCTGTCGCCGTCGAGGTTGCGGAAGAAACCCATCTTGCTGGCGCTCACACGGGCGTTGACCACGGCGGCGTCCTCGAAGCCTGCCAACATGCGCATGCGCCAGAGGGCGGTGCGTGCCCACGGGAGGCCGCGCTTTTGGCCGACTCGCTCCGGGAGGAAACGATGAATGACCTGATCGGCTGGCACTCGCTGGAAGCTTTCGCCGTTGTGGTTCACATACCCCATCATTTGCTCGTCGTAGTTGCGGAAATGGTAGGCGACCGGGCGTCCGTTCGGGTTAAACTCGATGCCGTGGCGGATGACATTGCCGTTGTTCAGCTTTTCCCATTTGGTCGGGTTGAGCAAAACGGGGTCGATGAACTGCACGGCGAAGCCCCATTTGTTTAGGTCTTCGCCATATTTTTTTATGCAGATGACCTCGCCATCCATCGCGGCGGTGGTGACTGCGAGGCGCTCGCCATCGGCACGGGAGAGTTGGCCGGTGATGTCGTAGTTGCCACGGCGCGACCAATCAGCGAAGGCATCTTCGATGGCGCTGCTGGCCACGGTGTCCATCGTTCCGCTTGGGTCGCGGATTTGGGCGTTGAAGGTGAAGCCTGTCGGGCCTGCGATGTTATCGCGGGCCATTTGGAGGAATTTTTTAAGATGGTCGTTGTTCTCTGCCTGCTCACGGGAGCGGGCGACGATGCGGCTCCAATACTGGAAAATCCATGCGTCAATCGTGGTCGGTGTCCCTGCCCAGGTTGATTCCAGACGGCCAGCGCCTGCGGCTTGTGGCATCCCGGCTGTGGCAAAGCTGCCGAGGGTGTCGGAAAGAATGGACCGCGCCGACCAGAGGCGAGGCTGGTCGGCACGGCTTGGCGCGGGCGTCTTCGTGGTGGTGCGGGAAAAAAAGTCGAGGAGGCCCATGGTTAGATGCGGACGGAAATGGATTGCCCGATGGACGAGATGCCGGAAGAAAGTCGGGACTCGCGGGACAGCTCACGCCTCCAGAAGGAGAGGAGTTGCAGGAGTTCGGCGATGCTGTGCCTCTCCAGTTCGCGGTTGTTGATTTTGTAGCGTTTGGCTTCCAGCGTTGCGCCACCTGCGAGCATGGCTTGGATGTGCGCCACGGCGATGCGGGCCTGCGTGCGCACCTCTGCACCGGGTGCGAGGGTGGCAGCGGATTCGCGGATGAGGAGGTCGCCGGTTCCGACAAGGGCGCGGTGCGCGGCAACCGTTGCCCATGCTTCCCATATGTAATGCCCTGGTATCCACCCGGTCGTATTCGCGGCGGCGGTGAAGGTTCCTGCCGTGCCTGTGGCGGCGACATTGCGCGACTGCATCCCAGCGAATTGCACAAGGACGGTCGCGGCGGGGTCTGCCGATACCGTAACATTGAATGTCTCGCCTGCTGTGATTGTCACCATGTATGCACGAAGGACGCCCTGCGCGTGGTGCGCTTGCGTTTCGCGGCATTGTTGGCATCCGGTCTGGGGGTGTCTTCTGCGGGGAGTTCCACCGGAGGGGGCGGCTCCACCTCGGCGGGCTTGGGCGCCGGCATGGTTTGCCGCCTCCGCAGGGCGAGCTTGTCAAACTGCGGGGCGCGAAGGACGAGCGCGGCGAATGCGTAAACCCGGCAGTCGAGCGGTTCGTTCCGTGCGCCGGATGTTTTGTGCCACTCCATGCGCGGGAATCCCTTCACGAATTTCGTCACGGCCTTTTCTGCGGTCAACCCTCGGAAATACTCTGCGCTGCGTCCCTGCGGGAAATGGCAATATCCAGAGCCGGGTTCCGTGATGCGGAGGCGTTTGTAAACGATGGATTTCGCGGAATCGACGCCGACAATGTAAACATCGATGGGGCGTGTGGTTTTCTTTCCTGCTCTGCGGCGGGCGGGGTTGCCGACGATGGGCAAGCCGGGTCCGCCTTGTCCTTTCACGCCGTAAACTCGGTCACCCTTGTGGCGTTTGACATAGCCGTAAACGGCTTGGGTGTTGCTGCCGCCGGTATCGATGCAGGTGGTTTCGATGACCATTTCGCCGCCTGCCTCCGAGGTCCAGCGTTTGCGAAGGTAGTCGGTGAGGTGCGTCCACGGGCTTCCTGCCGTTCCCTCCGGGATGTCGGGGTCGCCGAGAATGACATGATAGGCAACGCTCCAGCTTTCTTCGCCGCCTGCCCACGCCACGACTTCGATTTCGAGACGGTCTTGCTGGGTGTCCACGCCTGCCGTGAGGATCAACCCACGGGCTGGAACATCCGCCTGCGGGTAGGGTTCGCATCGCTCGATCAAGGCATGCTCGCTGATGCGTTCGCCTCCTTCCTCCCATGTTTCGCCAAGCGAGGTATTGATCCACACTTGCAAAGTTGAGGGATCGTCTTTCGCCCGCCCGTGCTCGATGGCGATGTCCGCGATGCTTCGCCAGGGGGAGTAAAGTTCGTTCAAGTGAAACCCCGCGATCTTGCTGGGTCCGGCGCTGGCCTGCCACCGACCACGGGAGACCGCTTGGTTTTTCTGCGCGTTGGTGATTACGCCGTTGCAGGCGGGACACCGGAGGGTTGCAAGGTCGCGGCGTCCGTCCTGCCATACGACATTGCCCCACCGCAGCGGGTGCTCGTGTTGGCAATGCGGACACGGCACGAGGAAATGCCGTTGGTCGGAAATCTCGAAAGCGCGTTCGATGCGGGACAAGCCCTTCACGGTCGGGGTCGAGACCATGACGATTCTTCTGTTCCAGAAATTCTTCGTGCGGGCGATGGCCAAATTTACCGGATCGCCCTCGCTCCCGGCGCTTGCCGGGTAGCGGTCCACCTCGTCCAGCAGGAGGATGCGGATCGGGCGGGAGGCGAGGCCGCTGGGGGCGTTCGCACCCACAAGCGTGACATGCCCGCCGGGGAATCGTTTGTGAAGGATGGTGTTTCCGCTGTCTCTGGTCTTCGCCGGTCGCACTTTCGAGCGAAGGCTTGGTGAGTCTCGGAACATTGGCGCGAGTCGGTCTTTGCTGAATGTCTCTGCCATCGCCTCATCCGGCTGCACGAGCATGAGGGGCGAGGGGTCGAAATCCACGAAGTATCCGATGCAGTTGAGAAGGATTTCCGTTTTGCCAACCTGTGCCGAGGACATCACGACAACCTGCTCAATGGTCGGATCGGCTACGGCGTCCATAATGCCTCGCTGGTATTCTGCTCGGTTGGTTCGCCACTGCCCTTTTTCCGCTGCTGCCTCACCGGAGAGTTTGCGCCGGTGGTCTGCCCATTCCGAAATCGTCCACTTTGGAGGGGGTGACCATGTTTTGGAAATCACCCGCCCGAGGCCGGCCAACTCTTGCTGCTCTCCGGTCATTCTTCCGCCTCGTCTGCTTCGGGGCTTTCGTTGCGCTCTGCTTCCAGTTGTTTGTAAAAACGGGCCACAACTTTGTCGGGGTTGTAGTCCGTCAGTTCGGTGAGGGCTTCATGCGCGGCGTCCCGAATGATTTCCAGACACACCGCCGGATCGCTTTCGTCGGCAACCCTTGGCGCGACCAGCGTGGGGATTGCCAAGATGCGGCTGCGGGCGTTGGCCACCATGTCGTTCATCACCTCGGCCACGGCTTCCGCGTCGTGGGCGGTTCGCTTGAGTTTTGCGGAAATGACTTCCTGCGCGTCAGCGCGGGCGGCGTAGAGGCGCGTGCGGTGCTTTTCGTAGTCGCCTCCGTCTCCTTCCCCCATGCCTTTCCCGGCTGCTCGGTCTTGGAGATATTTGATGTATCCCTTCACGGATCGCCATACCTCATAAGTTCCCCGCGCCGATTTTACCACAACCCCCATCTTGGCAAGTTGCTGCACTCGCACGGGCGTGATGTTGAATATATTTGCCAGCACGGTCACGGTGGCGGTCTGGGCTTCGGTTTTGTTTGGCATGAGATTAAGCGAGGCGCTTGGGTTCTTTGCCGGTGGCGTCGGCCCATCGCTGGATCGCCACGGCGACATAGGCGGGCGAGATTTCGATGGCGCGGCATTTGCGGCCTGTATTTTCTGCCCCCATTAAAGTTGACCCACTGCCGCCGAAAGGCTCCACGCATATTCCGCCCTTGGGCAGACTTGAAAGCATGACGCGCTTCATCATCTCGACGGGTTTTGGTGTGGCGTGTCCGTGGCGCTCGTCGCCTGTGACAGAAGCGAAATCCCAAACATCAGCCATCGTCTCGTGCGTGTTGTCGAAATGTGCGCGGGTGGCGTAAAACTCCCGCTTGAGTTCGTCGTGCTCCCGCTTGAGTTCGTCGTGCTCCCGCTTGAATGCTTTGCCTTTTGCCGCTTTCTGAATGGCCTTGTAATCGCTCTCGGTTGGGAAACACCATTGAGATGTCGCCCAGTAATGCGTGTGGTAAGTGCTTGTGACTTTTAAGATGTCCGCGTTTGTAAGTCCGCTTTTTTCCTTTTCAGCAACAAGATATGACCTTATCGGGTCCCATCCTTCCCAGTAATTTTCGGCGTTGTTGTTGAATCCCTGCTCTCCCAGCATAAAGAAAAGGCACCGCTCGGTGCCTGTGGGGAACATCCGGTGCGTTGGGGACTCCATTCCTTGGGCGGTGTTTTTTCTCCAGACAATCTCATTCCGAAAAGTAAGGCGTTCCGATTTTGCCAATCCACCGACATACCAGAACCGCCAGAGGTCTTCAGCGTTCCCCCAGATATAAGCGCTGGCGTTGTCTTCGGCGTGTGGCCGAAAGGCTCGCCACCATGCCATTTGAAAGGCGTCTAATTCTTCGCGGTAGAGGTTGTCATTTTGCACCCCGTCTTTTTCTTTTCCCATTCCATACGGCGGGTCTGCGTGAATGAGTTGCGCCTTCTCCCCACCCATGAGCTTCGCCACATGCTCTGGGATCGTGCTATCCCCGCACAGCAACCGATGGTCGCCAAGCTCCCAAAGTTGGCCAGGCTCGACGCCCCACTTGGCGCGGAGTTCTTCGGCCTTGTCGATCTGTGGTTCGGCGTCCAATTCGGGCTTTTCTTCCAGCCCCAAGTCCGCGCCGAGTTCTTCCAGCGCGGCGGCATCAAACCCCAAGTCTTCAATCGAAAATCCTTCCGCCGCCAATCCCTCAAGCTCCGCGTTTAGTAGCTCGGCATCCCACTCGGCAAGCTCTGCCATGCGGTTGATGCTGATTCGCAACGCCTTAATGTCGGCCTCGCTGAGATCATCGCACAAGACGGCGGGCACTTCCTCCATGCCAAGATGCTTCGCGGCCTTTACGCGCAAATGCCCGTCGATCAGCGAGCCGTCAGACTTTGCCAAGACCGGGACGCGGAAGCCAAAGCGTTTGATGGCGGCGGCTACAGCCTCGACGGCGTGGTCGTTCTTTCGCGGGTTGCCCGCGTAAGCAATCAAAGACGAGACGGATATCTGCTCGATGTTTTCAATGGATTTCATATTGTGATTCTTCTCTGAAAAAATTGGCGCACCATTCGTTGATGGCGTCCTTGGCCTGCTCTGGGTTCTGCGGGTTGCAACGGCCAGCAAGCTCGTGGGGCATCTTGACCAAGGAGGCGCGAAGCCGGCGCAATGGCGAGG